ATCTAAATTTGTATAATCCACAATCACACTTTCAGGTTGTTGTGGTGCCAACGCTGTATTACCTACGATTGGAGCTGTCACGCTACCACCAGGAATCGCATATAAACCACGACCAAGTTTGGTTTGCATCAACCAAGTCGGATACTTAGTGGACTTCATATTGTCCATCACAGTTTGAATCTGTTTACGGGAAACAGTTGATGTCGCTTTGACATCAGGGAAGGTCGCAAATAAATTCTTTTCAAATTCTGCAACATATAAACTATCAGCCATCATTCACTCACTTTCATAATATAGAACAATTATACACTATTTTGCAATTAAAGTCAAGCACTAAATGCAAGATCGTGTTCAAAATTGGTTAGGATTCTCTCAACTTCTTCTCGGTTGATTAGACGACTACCCAACATCACGCACTCTGCTTCGATACCATAACCAAAACAAAGATTATACAACTCATTATCGGTAAACTCATTCCACATAATATAGCTCCATTTTCAACTTCATAGATATATTATACCCTAATTAACAATAAATGTCAAGCATTATTTTTGCAATCCCCTACAGATTGTAGGGGTATTTGGACTAGGCTACAAGGGATACAAACCGACTCAAAACCACTCTGGAGGACTTCTTTACACCAAGGAACTTACTAAACTGCTTGGCAATAGACTTTGCATTGGCTTTGGAATCAATCTCCAACTCACCCTCAACGATCTTTTGCTTAGATGCTGGGAGCAGGTACATCTCGTCACGACCTGTGTTTGCAATAATACAGTAATCGTTTTGGCGAATATCCTTGCGGATCTGCTCAGTCATCCAATATTCATTGGTAGTTGTTTCTTTGGGTAAGTTATCCCGAATGAAACAACCAATATCGCGACGACTGTTGTTGACAACATGGAAACCAACAGTCTTAATATTGTAACGATCTTTAATGATTCGCAAGAAGGTACGAGTTTGCTCTGAACCATTGTCGCTCAATGCATATTCTTTCTTGGTGAGAGGGTCGCGAACATAGTTCTTAACATTAACTTGTTTATTAATATCATTATAAGTACGACTTCTAACTTGTTTTGTCGCACCAGAAACAGCATGACCTGCACCATCAGTCAAAGTAACAAATGACATCTTCTCGACATTATGTTGCTTGTTGAACTTACCAATGTAATCAATCATATACAACAATGACTCATTAAGTGGAGTTGAGTTCAAACCATAGTCGCGAGAATATGACCATGGCTCAAGATAGAGATACTCAACCATGGCATTAAATTCGCTGTTGGTCATTTTGTGATTGAAGAACTCAAACAAATTCCAGCTGTTATCTTGAAAACCAGAGAAATTCTGGTCAAGTTTTTCGATATGTTGTCTACGAACATCATAGGGAATGTTATCTTCGTTATAACCAGTCGAGAATGCGAATACCTGATATGGAATTTGAATTCGTTGGCAGAACATAGCAAGATTAATAACCTGTTTAATGGTATCGCCCATGACATGTTGCATAGAACCCGACCAGTCTAACAAGAAAATCATACCATGATTCTTATCTTCAGGCAGGATATCCAATTTCTTGAAGATATCGTCAGTCAAAGTATGAGCATACAACTTACGCATATCGAGGTCACCTGACTTAGCAGTTGTGATACGCTTGTATTCAGTTGCTGACTTGCGCATCTCAAATTCTTTTACTAGATAATTTACAACACGCATAGAGTCAGTTTTGAACTTAGTCAAAGAAGTTTTTCGTTCGCCATAGTATGTATTAATCCACTCTTGACCATAATTCTGAGCACGATGTTCTCTTGTTTTAGCCAAGTCTGACTTCAACTCAGACAGGATAGTCTTGGTTGAAACAACAGGGTTATGCCACAGTTCCAATGTTGGTTTAAAGTTTTGCACAATAGTATCAGTATCAGCCAACTCATCAAGACGCTTATTGAATGCAGTCTGCGTAACTGATTCTAATTCTTTTTCTAATTCGTCTTCGTTGTCAACTTTCTTTTCTTCCTCAGTTTGTGAGGTGGAAGAACGCTTCTTCGTATCAACATCTTCGTCTTCGTATTCTTCCTCAGGGGTATAGTCATCGAAGTCGTCAGGATCGTCCATATAATTGTCGATCTCATCCATATCTTCAGGTGGATCTTCGCCGAGCAACTCTTGGAGTTTCTTTAGTTCTTCTCGCTTGGCTTCACGCTCATCCTTGGAGAAAGAATAGATTTCTTGAGCCAATTTATAGACATCGTTCATGCTGTCACAACGATCAACCCTACGGACAAAGTCCATTTCAGCTGGGGAGAATCTAACACCACAGTTGATACCACACTTGTAGTATAAGTTGATGCGGTCAATTAGAAGAAGATTAGAAAGGTCTTTACCTTGAACACCAAAGAAGTCTTTATCGTTGAGTTCTTTGTATGCAGTAATGAATGCTTTACGCAGACCTGGATATTTGTTTTTGATTTTCTTTTCGATACGAACATCTTCAACCACATTCATGTAGCCTTGGATTGCACGGAAGTCTTTTTCTTCCATATGTTCAGTTGTGGTGTATAGAGCATGACCAACTTCGTGACCGATGAGCATTTCCTCAACATCGTTAGTCATATCTTTCCACATTGGGAGGGTAAGTGTTCTAGTAACACTTTCAAAGGATGCTGTTCCTACATTGGCTCGAATAACATTCAAGTTTTCGTTTGCCAATAGTCGAGCCAGCAGGTCTTTAGAATTCATCATATAATAATCTCCAAGTTATAGAGTTATTATACGCTATTTATGAATTAAAAGCAAGCATTTTATTGCATCCTTACTGCATAAGGACTGGAAGACCCTACAGGGTGTAGGGTTATACAATAACCGAGAAATCGTTCCGTTTTTCGAACTTAATAACCGACCTGAACTTGTCAAACAGCTGGTCGCCTTTGTGCGAAATAACAAAAACGCTGGAATGTTCGCCCAGTGTGTTCATTAAATTGAGGAAGTAATCTGTTCCATTCACATCCAATGATGAATCAAAAATCTCGTCAAGCATTAATAGGTTTGTATTGACAGAGTTCTTTAGTTTGGCAATCTGACGCCAAGTAAATAATATAGCCAAGTCAATACGCATCTTCTCACCCTCAGAGAAACTTGCATAGGTAAACTCATCACGAAATCTAGATTTGATTGTTTCATTAAACGATTCATCTAACTCAAAGTGAATATAAGAATCCATCTGATTCAAATATTGATTAATCAACTTATTCATAACAGGTAAATACTCACGAATAATAGCAGTCTTGATTCCTGTATCTCTTAACAAAATACCAGACACATCAAACAATTCTTTCTCAGAATCTAATTCATTTTTACGAGTAATATTTGCCAATGCTTCTTGAGCCAACTGTTTTAACTTTTGTTTTTCTTCATTAATATTTGTGCTATCAGTTTTACTTGTTTCAATCTCAGTATGCATTTCTGCATTTTGTCTATTTAAAATAGTGATGGCGGAATTGTGCGTAGAGAGTTCAATCGTTTTTTCAGCAATCTGTACTGTAACTTCAGTAACCTGTTGTAGTTGTGTTTGGAGTTTACTGAGGGCAGACTCGAGTTCTTTGACCTTTTTATTATCTTCAGCGATTCTGTTATGAATTTCTCCCAAGACTTTGACCTTATGGTCTTCAGTAATTTCTTGCGTGCAACTTGGACAGACATGGTTCTCGTCGAAGAAAACTTTATTGTTTTCACATTCTTCAATTTTACTTGAGAGTTTTGACCGCAGGTGTTTTGCTCTTTCAATGTCCGAATCCAACTCATCTCTTGTTGAAATTTTCTCCCTAAGATCCGTAATCTCAGTGCTGAGATTTGAGACGAGAATGTTTGTAGTTCGGATTGTCTCCTCATTGTTCGCAATCTTTGCCAGTATCGCATTAATGCTTTCTTCCTTAGCAGTCGATAGCGTCTTGATGATTGCATTTTGCGAGTCCACCCTTTGTTTTGCAAGCGTGATTTCGGATTCAACTCTGACGATCTCATCCTTCGTTGCATTTTGTTTTTCCTTCAATAGTTGATTCATTGTAGAAAAGATTTTAATATCAAGAATATCTTCAATAACTTCTCTACGCTGAGCATTCGTTAATTGCATAAATGGAACAAACGAAGCTGAGCCCAAGATAACTACTTGAGTAAATGTCTTATAGTTTAATCTTAGGATTTGTTGTTCCAGAATCTTTTGATAGTCGCGAGATGCTGCATCCTGATTTACCATCTCACCATCCAACCAAATCTCAAACACATTGGGTTTGATACCACGGATAATTTTATATTCTTTTTTACCAATGGAAAACTCAATCTCAACCAAAGCATTCTTGCCGTTGATAGAGTTAATCATTTGACTCTTGTTGATATTTCTGAATGGTTTTCCAAACAGAGCAAAACACAGAGCATCGAGGATCGTGGATTTACCCTCACCATTTTTACCAATGATAAGAGTAGTAGTTGATTTGTTTAGTAATACTGTATTGGGTTGGTTACCTGTTGATAGGAAGTTCTTCCATGACAACTTTTTAAATACAATCATTAAATAAAACCCTCTTCAGTTTGCGGTAAACATTGTGGTGTAGCATCAGAATAACGCCACACATATTGTGGCTTTTCTGGAACAGTATATGGGAAAGTCACAGGCACACGGGACTCACGACAAGTATAGTATGACTTATATGGTTCTTCTTTGGTGCCAGACCATTCCCAAAACACTTTACCATTAATGTCATAGCAGTTTCCATCATAATCTTTAAACACATGGGATGCTCGTTTATTCTGGAAATTATGACCAGTATCATTCCATTCCCAATCTTCGCCTGTTAGTGGAGCGATTGGTTCAAAATTTGCCAATCTAGAAAATAAATTGATAGCGTATGGAGCAGATGAACCAGAGTGACCTTCGTCAGCAAAAACATCAAGCAATTTTATAACATGAGAACAAATCATTCCTTGCATCTCATCAGTATAGCCAATATCATTTAGCCAGCCAGCAGCTTTAAATTCCATCAATGCATGTTTATGTAGATTACTCATCAATTATATTCTCCATTATGATTCTTCAACGCTGGTTTACGACGCAACATCTGACCCAATTTGAATAACCATGTCCACTGCCATACATGATGAAATCCAATAATAACCCGTAGATATGGTAAGATAAAACCAACAGACATACTATCGGGTGCTAAATTAACATCAATACCAAAACTGAAGTGTTCCATTGTCCAGATGTGAAAGATTAGCCAGTGTAGATACCAATTATTGGCATTGTACTCATCTCCCTTACGATACTCGAATCTTGGTACCAGTGGACATAGGTCATTACACCATAATTGATGCATTGGATAATACTCCCACCAATTTAATTCTCTTTTACATTCACCCATCATTTAATCTTCCACTTTAAACCCATAACTTTATAGCCGATTCTGCGTAGTAAGTTTGGTTTTTCTTTTAGTTTAAATTCAATTTCTTCAACATCAAGATTTAGTTGCGAACCAGAGATAGAAACAGTTGCCCAAGTGTTGGATGCTGTTGTAAATGTTAGACCATCATTAATACCCAAAACAGGTGTATATAATTTTGGTTTATGACAATCAGTATAATCTAATTCAAGTGGAATCTGTTCTGTAAGTGGAAAGAAATACTCTATGTTAAGTTGTTGCATTATTCTACCTCTAAGTTTATTGCTTCCGTATAAAGAGATTTCATAAATGTTTTAACACGATCTTTGTCAAGATCAGTCTCAACTGAATCAATATAATTGGATAGCACATCCAATGTATCTTCCAAATTTATGTCAGAGTCAATCTCACCCTCACTGAATTCAGAAAAATCTTCAATAATTTTTACTTCATATGGATTAACATTATAAACTTTAGTTATGAATTTGTCAAATTTGTAAAAGTCATTCTTGTTAACAACAACAATCTTTACATATTTGTTACTTAGATGCGTGTAATCGGCAACTGAGGGATCGATAAGGGAGTCGTCATATTCAACTCTCTCGAACATTGTATTAGGATTTCTGATGAATTCAAGTTGTCTTGTTTGTAAATCGAACAAGTGAAATCCTCGGGGATCGTTATAGTCTTGCCATGTAAGTTCGTATGGGTTTCCCAGATAATATATGTGACCATCGTCACTACGATGATGGTAGTGACCACTGAAAACCATATCAAACCTTTTAAACAAATCTTTAGAAAGACCCTCATGACTTTCCATTCCCCTATACATTGCGAAACCAGCAATCTCAAAATGCCCCATGCAAATTTCAGCTTTACTGGCGTTTATTGTTTCAATACTTTCATCATAATTATCAGGACAGATCCATGGTACGAAACAAATAGGAGTGTCATGAACAATTATATCTTGTGCTTTGTTAATCAGATGTATATTTGTATACTCTGCTAGCAACAACTCAGGAGAATTTACTTCGTTTGTATTTTTAAAATATGTATCATGATTACCTGCAATCATAAACACTTTAATACCACGCTCTTCAAGTTTATCGAAGAACATTTTCTTGGCACGATCTAGCGAATAAAAGTTTACATATTTGCGACGATCAAAAGTATCACCAAGGATAAGAACAGATTCAATATTATTAGAATCCAAAGTAGAGAAGAAAGTATCATTATAAAATTTCTCGTAAAAATCTAAAAAGGCAGTACTGTCATTCCTAGCACCGAAGTGCTGGTCTGTAATAATTGCTACTCTCATTTATTCTCCAGTGAAATCGTCTAAAGATGCTTGTTGTTTTTTCTTTTTCTTTTCTTTTTTGCGTTCAATAAAGTCATCAAAGGTATGGTTCTGTTGCATAAAATCAACATATGCATTATGAAACTCTCCCGACTCATCCTGTTCTTGTAACTCGAATGCTTCAAAAGGCATATCCTGAATCAACTTACCTTTAATATAAGTTTGCTTCTTCTCTTCGGCAATCCTGCGAAGGAATGCATAGTAAATAATTTGTGTGAAATAAGCGAAGGGGTTTGAGGATTTCTCTGGATCAAAGTTATCTATGTATTGAAGACAATTTTGTATTCCGTCAAGAATCATGTCTTCTCTATAACTGTAATTAATAAAGTTCGCTTTGTATGATAAGTGGGTTCCAATTTTCATTAGACACTCACCAATATATGGAGTTACTTGTGGGTACCCCGAATCTTTCTTTGTCAATCCTGATTCTTTTGCAGCAAGTACCTTAACTCGATACTCTTTCATTGCCACTAAAAACTCAGCGTTATTGACATAGTGGACTCCTTTGGCTTTAGTTGCCATATAATATAATCTCCATAATTATTTTTATTACATTACTATTAGTATACCTTAATACATATACAATAGCAAATATTTCATTCATTGTTGCATAAAATTTGCTTTTTTATTTGACACGGAGTATACTCTCGATGTAGGGTTTGAAGTAACTAATAACTAATGTACTGTTTTATTACCTTCAACAAAAGTATTATCCTCCAGTTCTTCTTCCATCTCAGCTAAGGATTTCAATGCATCTAACACTCTGTGGACATCTACAGAATCTGGAGCTTCCGCAGGTTGTTCATCTTCCCACTGTAATTGAGGTGGTGTATAATCTAAACGAACACCCTCGTGATCTCTTACCAAATGAATATAATGTGGGATCGCTCTTTCTGCTAGAGCAGTATCAAGAATAATATGTTTTTTATTAATGTGAATATTTGTATTGTCAGCGAACAAAGAATATGGTCCAGCTGTAACTTGTTCTGAAACTCTATCAGCTTGCGCAGCAACAAGATG